ATGTTGACTAGCGGGCCGACGATGAACGACGTGTTGGAGGAAAAAGCCTTCAAGGCACCGCCGATCGCCGTGAGAGCCACGCCGATTCCGGTCAACGCGCCGCCGACTGCGAGCGACACGGTGATGATCTTCCGGTTCTCGCGGATGAACGCCGACGCATCCTTCGCCACCCGCGACATCGCCTCCGCGAACCCAGTGAACTCCGGCGCGACGATCGATCCGACGGTGACCGCCACGCCGATGAGCGAGAGCCGCATCTTCGTCGTGCTGGCCGCGAGTTGCAGAGCGGCCGTCGCCGTCTGCTTGTCGAGGACGATCCCGAGGTCGGCCGCCGCCTTCACGAGCCCGCCGATGTCGCGGGCACCGAGGCCAGCGTATGACTGGATGTCCTTGACCACCTCGGAAAGGTTGCCGAACTGTGCCGCCGCAGCGGCGATCGGTGCGGTGATCGCGGCACCGATCGCACCGAGCTTGATTCCGACTTCCGCCATCGACGAGCCGAGGTTGGCAATCTGCCGGTTGACCTGGCCGACGGCGGAGAGGAACTCCTTCGGGTCAGCCCCGATCTCGACGAACACGCGACCTTGGCGGACGGCTCCGGCACTCATTGCTGCTGTCCTCCGAAGAGCCGCTCAATGTCTTCCGGCGTCGCCTTGCGTGCCGGCTGTCGAGGTTTCTTCTTGAACGGGTGGTAATCGTAGAACGAACGGGACGGGTCGCCCTTTGCCCGGAGTGCGTTGTCGAGTCGTGCGAACAGTCCGGCGGTGTGGTCCCAGTGCTCTCCGATCACCCCCCTCGCTGCGCCAGCAAGTTCTCTGAGCGTCCACTCGGCGGGATGGACTCCGACGATGCCGGCGAATTCGTAGACGTAGTCCCAACTCCAGACTTCATCGCGTCGATCGAGCCCTTGATCTTGGCCGCCTCCTTCGCTTCCAAGTCGTCCATCATCGCCAGCAACGATGACACGACGCCGCGGAGACGGCCTGGGGAAAAAGACACGATTTCCGCTTCCAGTGCTTCGCGGCCGGCGTCCAGCGAGTCACCGGACATGCCGGCGAGAAACTCTTCGCGGTTCATCTGCTTGGCATTCATGTCTGGTATCAGCGCCGCGTACAGCACTTCCGACAGCAGGATGGGGCTCGTGCGGATCATGGCGATCGACTCGGCGAGCGTCTTTGCGTCGACGAGGTCGAACGGCCGAGGCTTCCCGTCCTCACCGGGAACGGAAATCATGTCGCGGATCCGCGCCGCCGACCCACACGTCAACGCCAGCCGCCACGGCCGGCCCTCACTGTCCTTGAACTCCTTCACGATCACCTCCAGGCGGCCTGCGTCATGGCCAACTCGATAGAAAACGCCCTCAAGTCGTCCAGCGGTTGCGCGTCACCGACGCGAGTGACGATCGCTTGAAACGAGGCACCAGTGGCGATGACCGCGAGAGACGACCCCGATTCAAGGGCCGCGATCGCCACGGATGCCGCTGCGTCGTCGATTGTCTCGACGGTGGCGGTGATCCCGTAGCCCGTCTGGTACTGGTACGACGCGCGAGAGCCGAACGGGCGGATCGTGATCGTCGTCGCCGCTTCTTCGATCGTCACGTCACGGACGCCGGCAACCGGCGTCCCGTTGAACGACACAGAGCAATCGCGGCCCAGGGAGATCGCCACGGAAAGCCTCCGTGGTCAGGTGGGCCGTGCGGAGACGGTGAACGTGACCGGACCGTCGAGCGGTTGATTCTCGACCACGCCGACGACGGTGTATCCGCTGCCGGCCTGGTGAAGAGCAGTCATGGCAGCCGATGCGTCGAGGCACTCCACCTCCATCGTCTCGATCACGAAACCGCCAGTCGCCTGTCGAAAGGCCGGGGAGGTGGACACGCCGCGATGCGTCACGTCGACAGTCTCGACCTCGCGGGTGAAGGTTACGTCGAGTATTCCGGTGCAGGACGACAGCCCCGTGGGAACACCGCCGGCACGGCCGAGAGTGACAGCCATTGTTCCTCCTTCAGGACTGGATGCCGCGAGTGGCGGAGACGGTGTAGGTGATGATGTCGTCGAGCGGCTCGCTCTGGCTCACCGAGGTGACGAGGAACTCGATCGCAGACAGGTTGTGCCCGTTCGCGTTGTTCGTACTCACCGAGATCGCGCTGCCGGCCGAGCACCCCGGGGAATCGACACACGTCACCCCGAGCGTCTGTGTCGCCCACCCCTTGAGGACAGTGCGCTTCGCGTCCCCCTTCTTGGTCTTGTCGATCTCGGTGTAGGTAGTCGTGATCGTGCCTTCACGGACATTGGAAATGCCCGTATAGGACACGTCTTTTCCGAGGACGATCGTTTCGCCGGCCATGCGTGACCTCCTGCGGTGAGCGGTTTCACCACCGTAGGCGGAGCCGGGGAGGCATCGAAGGGGGTGTGGCTACGCGGCGCGTCGTGGATAGAAGGTGTCGCGGAACCAGCGGTTGGCTTTCGCCATCGCGCGTTGCACACCGGCCGCACCCTGCATGAACGGCCGTGCGGGCACGTTGATCGACCGCGTGATCGTCGTCTTCTCCCATTGCCTCGGCGATCGAACTCCGCGGTGACTCCAGATGATCGAACCGGACTCCGGCCGGCCGTTGCTGTCGAGCGGCTGCTTGCCGGTTCGCCGCTTCTGCTGAAGGGCTCGATAGGCGGTTCCGACCCCCTGCCGATAGAGCGTCTGCATGAGCGAGCCGCCGAACTCATGGAGTTTGTTGAGCCACGGTGCCTTGTACGGTCCGACGACGACCGTTCCGCGAGATGAGTCCAAGTAGGCGACGATGTCTTCGTACATCCACCGCTTCGGCCCCCATGACTTCACTGGCTTGCCGGGCTGTCGCGGTTTGCCTTTCCCATATTGAGTTGCGTCGACGTACAGACCACCGGTGATTTCCTGCACGTCGCCTTCGCGAAAGCCGCGTCTCTTTCCGACGGTCCGCGACGGAGCGACCTGCCCGATACCACGCTTCGTCGCTTCCTGCACGTCGCGGCCTACGAGCGTGAGCGTCTTCTTGTTGACGCGGCCGATCGACCTTGAGAGCGCCCGCATGTCGAATAGCGCCGTCTTGACGCGGATCACGCCAAGGCGCCGCTCGACGGTTGCCGATGAGATCCTTCGCGCCATCAGTGCGCCCTCGGGACTCGGTAGGTCACGGAGACGATCGCCCGCCACACGTTGCGATCCTGGAGCCCGTCGTCGGGGTTGATCGCGATCGTGACGCCCTGCGGACTCGTCACCCCTGACGGCCAAGCGACGAGCGGAGCATCCGTCTCCCAGTCGTGATCCTCAATCGCCTCCGCGATCTCCTCGGCGAAGTCCGACATGGCATCCGCTTCGGCGTCGGTGTCGACCGCCCTGGCGATCCAGACCGCAAGTTGCTTGTCGTGCTGGTGTGCGGTGCGTGCGATCCGGATGGCCTCGATGCCGGTCATCGTGACCGAGACGCGAGCCGTGGCGAGATCTTCAATCTGATAGGCCGGCCACGTCTTCCGGTCAACCGTCACCGTGCCGTCGTATTCCCACACCACGGCATCGAGCGAATCGGCGAGGGCGTCGGCGATCTCACGCAGCGTCGGCACAGGCGGCCTCCATGTCGGCGAGGTTGGCGGCCAAACGTTCGTCTCCTGGGAATCCTGCCACCGCTGCCCGTGCGTGCGGGAGTGCCTCTGGCTTCCGGCCAAGCTGCCATAGAGCGATCGACGCCAGTTCGTGAGCCCTTGCCTTGGCATGGCAGTCGGTGGCGTGCGTCGAAACCTTTGCTTCGATCGCCGCCAGCGCAAACGTCAGGCAGTGCTCGTGATCGCCGACGTGATGCCTGGCCAGTGCCAGCCGCTCCCAAGCGTCCGGCTCGTTCCTCGCCTCGGCGGCGGCACGGTGAAGGTACTCCTCCTGCTGCGTGATCCGAGCCATCACGCGGAGAGCGTAGGAGCGTTCCGTTGGCGTTCCGCCCGGCATTGCGAGGTAATCCGCGAACTCCGCCGCCGCAGCCGGGTGGCCGGCGTAGTCCAGTTCCCGTGCGAGATACCACCGCGCCCGGGCATCGTGCGGTGCCTCCGCGACCGCGACGTGCAGCAGCGTCAGATCGGTTTTGTGGACTTTGCCCGGGTCGCGGTGGTGGTGGATCTCGAGCCCCGGCGCGAACTTCTGCCGCTTCTCCCCGAGCCAGCAACAAAGCCCCTCGTGCGTCGCCATCTGCCAGCGGAAGGCGTTTCGGCTGTGAACCCGGTCGAGGTGGAACACCGTCTGCGGCTGGCCGGCGGCGTTGAAGGAGTACACATAGCGGTAGATCAGGTTATTCGCGTCGCCGGTCCATGCCGCCTCGATCGCCTGCCGCCATCCGGGGGCCAACGTCTCGTCGAGGTCCAGTCGGACGCAGATATCGACGTCGGAGGGCAGGTGCATCAAAGAGAGGTTGTGGGCGTCATCCCACCGCCACGGCACAGGAGATCCTTGACGAACGTCAACGCCACAGTCCCGGAGGAGCCGGTCGGTGCCGTCGTCGCTGCCGGTGTCGGTGACCACGCGGACGTCGGCCTCGCGGGAGGACTCTTCCCACGCGGCGACATGGTGGGATTCGTTTCGACAGAGGGCGTAGATGCCGATCCGCAGGGGCCACAGCTTGCGGACGAAGGCGGCGATCTCGGCATCCGCGGCGGCCCGGACGTCGGCCGGAAGGTCGACGCCGGAAGTCGTCGGCCGGCCTTGGCCCGGGTCGAACACCACCGTCTCCACGCTGGCGACATGCCCGCGGCACCCGGCCTTGTGGAGCAGGAGCCAGAATCCCCAGTCCCACCAGCGGAGGCCGGGCGGGAACCCTCCGACGGCATCAAAGAGCGACCGCCGGAACGCGGACGATCCGGGGACGCAGTTGGCCCGGCGTTGCTCGGCGGCATCCCACCGTCCATGCCAGGTGTGCGACCCACGCTCCACCTGGTTGCCGACGAGGACGTCGGCGCCGGCGGCCTCCGCAGCCGGGATTTCCGCGAACAGGCCCGGGAGCGGTTCGTCGTCTACGCCGATCGCCGACACCCACTTCGCGGTCGATGCCCGGACCGCCTCGTTCCACGCCTCTACGCCGCTGACGCCGGGCGAAAGCGGCACGAGATGGACGCGGCACGGCACGTCGGCCGGGAGATCCGACAGGCCGACCGGATCCGGCACCTCGTGGGCGATCACCACTTCGGCCGGTGGCGGGTCCATCCGCCGCACCGCCGCCCACCAGCCGGCGACGAACGGCCGATAGTGTGCGGCAGATTCGCCGCCATACACGGCACACACGAGCGAAGTTGTCACGGCCCGTTCTCCACGATCGAAGCGTTGTGATCGCACCGGTAGTGGCGGAACCGCTCCGGGTGCCGGCTCCACACCTCCGCCCAGACGTTGACCTCCCATGTCAACCGTCCGTTGGAAGCGAGGAGCGATGCCGCTGATTGCTGCACGCGGCGATGCAGCCAGCCAGCCATCGTCCGGGGGACGATCAGCACCCCGCCGGCGCACCACCACTGCACCGACTGCGTCTCGATCTGCTCTGGTTGCGGCGGCCCCCAGATGCTCGCCACTGTCACCCGGTCCCGCGGCGCCCGGGCCGACACCCGCTCCACCAGTCCGCGGACCCCGGCCTCAGTCACCCCGGGAACGTGGAGGACCCCGAAGTCCACCCAGGCGAGCATGTTCTCCGGGCAGTCGGCCGCGGTGGCGGCGAGCCACGCCGTCTTCTCGTGCTGCACGGCGTGATAAGCGACCGTGTCCTTGACGGGATTCCCCGGCGGGAGCCGCGCCTGCCGGCCCTGCTGCCAAAGCCAGCACTCATCGAGGCCGGCGGGGCGAACGTCGACGCCGCGGCCGACGTCGATGCCGGCGGTGCCGAGCGGGTCAACGAACGCCGTCATCGGCACCGGAAGCGAGAGCAGCCGGGAGCCAAGGTCGCGGTAGGTGGCGTGGGGGCGGTTGCCGTTGTCGAGGCGAACGTAACCGGTCACCACGCGGCAGTCATGATGCGGCATAGCTCCTCCGCGTCGATCTCACACAACCACGCCTCGGCATCGTTGACGCCGAACGTGATAAACACCCGATTCCCCATCACCGCCATCCCGGCAGCGAACTCGATCGTCCGCGGCTCTCGAAACGCGAACGCCGGAGACACCGCCAGGATCCGCAGGTCGTCGGCGAAGAGGACGAATCGGTGTTCGTAGGCGCGATGAGACCCGTGTGCCGCCACCTCATGCACAACAGCGAGGTATCCGCCGTCGACCTTCACAAGTTGTGAGCCACCGCGGAACCCGCGAGCGACCGGCGGGGCCTCGTGCCGCTGGTGAATCGACCAGCACCCAGGCATGTCCGGCGACGGATCGACCGCCACGGTGTGGCCACGGAACGATGCCGAGTGGAGCCACGACAGGCCGCGGCCTTCGATCGGCATCCAGTTTTTTTCATGCGTCTGCAGCTGGAGCGAGTCGAGCATCGTGAGCCCGACGAGCCGGCCAGCGTCCGTGTCGAGGCGCGAGAGCCCGACGCGGCATCGGCCGTCACCGGGCGCGGCATTGCGGACCGTCGCCGAGACGTACCAGTGGTCGTCGACGCGCAGAAGGCGGCAGTCCTCGAGCCCTTCGACTGGATACCCCGTCGCCTGGTAGTCGGGATCGCGCAGCAGAACGCCGTTACTCACCACGCCGCTCGGCGAGATCCGGCAGAGGATGTTCCGCGTGCGGATCCGGCCGTTGTCGGCCTCCGGCATGACGTAGCGGCCGGCCTCGATTCGGTAGTTGGACGAGCGGACGATGCACAGCAGTTCGTGATCGTCGGCCGCCAACGCCGGGTTGAACACCGACCAGTCTGGGGCGGCCGGATCGGCATGGAGCCGAGTCAGCCGGCACGACGGGAGCATTTCCGAGAGGGGGCGCGTGTACCACACGCGGTTCTCGCGGATGTTCCGCTCCACGTCGTCGGGGATGCCGGGCAAGCGAAGAGCCTTTTCGCACGCGCGGCGGCCGGCGTCGTGCTCGCCGCAGTAGTAGGCGTGGATGGCCAGTTGTCGGAGGTGGTCAATCATGTCGGCGATTGTGCCGCCGGCCGCCGCAATCACGGAGCCCCGGTGGCACTTCTCACCGACGGATCACGACTGCACCTCCGCCGCACCACGGAACAGATCATCGACGTCAGCATCCGAGAATCCGCAGGCGACCGCCCAACGCGCCAGCATCGGCGAGTCGCGCCGCAGGGGGTACTCGTACTCCCACCACGCGCGAACCAACTCGCGCGTAGTCGCATCCTCGATACGACTGATCGCCTCGTCGATTGCATTTGTGCCGACACCCGTCTGGATCAATCGCAGTCTGAGCGTGGATGCCGTGACCGACTCAGGCACCGGCTGCGGCGAGGGGAGAGCTTGTTGCTCCCACGTGCGGCCAGCTGTCGTCGCCAGATCCTGCACGACGATCCCTTCCGGAGGCGACCAGCCGAGCGGGAGCGTCGGAGGCAGTTGAGCCACGATCTGACCCGTTGATTCGCGGACGGCGAACTGTGTCATGCGCTCACCAAGAGGATGATCCGGACCATGCCGCCGGCACCGTTGCCGGCGGTCGCGGTGTACCCCGTATCGACGCCACCAGCACCACCGCCACCACCGCCAGGCCATGCGCCTTCCGCGCCGGTGGAGTTGGCGCCGGTGATATACGCGCCGCCACCGCCACCGTCACCGCTGCCGCGGGTGCCCGATTGCGCAGCGGCACCGGCGGCAGTTGCTCCAGCCGGCCCGGCGGGAATTGTCGCGTTGGAAGTCGACGGCGCTGAGCGGCGACGCGCGAAGCCGCGAGCGCCAGCACCGCCAGCAGCGGCCGTCGTCGAGTTGGCCGCGGCGCCTGCGCCAGAGCCGCCAGCCCCAGGATGGATCGACGACCCATTCGGCTGCGCGCCGGCACCAGTGGCGCTGCCGTTCACGCTGTCGCGCTGCAGGTTGTAGGCAAACCCATTGCCAAGCGACTGATTGAAGTCTCCGTCGACTCTCCAGCCAGACGCTGAGCTCCCAAAAACGCCTGGGCTGTTCCCGTGGCTCGCGGCGCCCGCGGCGAACAGAACGCCGAGGAACGACGACGCGCCGCCTGCACTCAGGGAGTTCGTTCCGTTCACCCCGCCGACACCGCCGGCACCGACGATCACATTACCGCGAGACGGAAGATCGTCAGCGAATACAATCCCCTCGATACACTCCCCAGCGCAACCGCCTCGCCCGCCCTGGCGAGCGGCAGTTGTCGCCGCGGCGGGGTTTGACGATCCGCCTTGGCCGGCAGCGACAATCCGATAGACCACTGCAACGAGGTCGCGCGGCGGTGACCAAACGTAGGTGCCGGGCGTGTCCCAGATCATCAGACTGACCGGACTGAATCGCCTCGGAAACCGGATGTCAGGGAGCTGCCGTTCCATTAGTAGTCCGCTCCGTGCGCCTGGACGTTTCCAGCGTTGTTCGTGTGGCACGTTGCCCGGAGTGACCACGAAGACGACGGCAGCACGAGATTGTCGTATTGGCGTGAAGCCTGCGTCTGCGGCACCGACTGGCTTCCGGTGGCTGCGACGATTGGGATTTCATCGCGGAGGTAATAAGTCGTGCCGTCGTAGAGCCATATTCGCACCATCGTCGCACTCGAAACGGTGGCGGTCATCTGCACGACCACCTCATTGATCCGCGTCCCAGCGGCCACGCCAGTGATGACGGTGGCGACGGACGACGGAGAGGTGTAGCTGGTGTCCGCGGTGCCGGTCAGGGCAGCAATGCCAATGCGAGGCGTGCTCGCGAAATTCATCGAGGAGGCCATGTATCACTCCTGTCAGCGCGAATAGCGGTAGAGGGCCAGGTTGATTCCGCCTGCCTGTGCATCGGTGAGCGATGCGGTGCCAGCAGCGCCGGTCGGCCCCGTTGCCCCGGCACTGCCTGCCGGTCCGGTCACCGTCGAGGCGGCACCCGTGGCGCCGGTGGCACCCGTGGCGCCCGCCGAGCCGTTGACGCCTGCGGCACCGGTCGGCCCGGTGGCACCAGCGGACCCGGCCGCCCCCTGCGGGCCGGTCGGCCCGACTCCGCCTGCCGGCCCCGACGGTCCGGTAACCGACGCACCCGCCGGCCCGGTCGGCCCCGTGCTGCCGCTCCCGGTCGCACCGCCACCGCCGGCACCCACCGCGGTCATGTATTCCGCGATCTGCGTGAGCGTCACACGCCGTGTGCCGGTCGTGCCGCCGGTCACACGGTGGAGGATCAGCAGGTCGGGGCCGGTCGGCCCAGTTGGGCCGGTGGTGAGCGGAAGCTGATCGACGCGGACTTGAAGCGGCATAGCGTCAGTCCACGAAGAGCGGGACAGATATCTCGCGGCCCATCTCGTCGATCAGGATCGTCGCGTCGCGGTCCAACTGCTTCGCGTGGATCCGCACCGTTCGTTGAAAGGCATCGCCCCAGTGAAACACCGGCACCCCACGCGGTGCAGTCACCTGGTAGAGCGTTTCGATTCCGCCCACCTCGTCGATGACGATGTCTCCACGCTGCGGCTCGCCGTAGGGGAGGAGTGTCGTCTTGACGATGAAGTCTCGAGACTCCCACGACTCCGCCACGCCAGACGAGTTGATCGACTCGAACGACGAGCGGCCGATGGTCGCCGACATGCTCGAGGAGTTGCTTCCCCGACGGTATCCGACGGTGCGGCTGGCACTTGCCGCCAAGCGGTCGGCCAGCCACAGCGCTCCGTCGTCCAGCATGTCCGCCACGGCACCACCTCCAGGAAGTCACGAGCCGCCGGCGGCCGGCCACGAGGAACCAGCCGCCGGCGGATGCGTGAGGTAATCAGGTGGGGCCGGTGGCGTTGACGTCGTAGCCCACCGCGTTCAGCTCCACGTCGACCGTGGTGTCTCCGGCCGCGGCATCGACTGCCACGACCCCGGCGATGCCGGAAGCCGTGAGCGAGCCCGTGACCTTGTTGTTGGGGTGAAGGTAGGCCACCGCACCGGCCACGAGAGCGCCTCCCGTGACCTTGTCGAAGGTGAACACTCCGCGGGTGGTGACCGCGCCCTTCGTGTTGGCAGCAATCGGCCGGCACACGACGCCGACCACCTTGCCGAGGTGGACGACCTCGCCGACCGTCTTCGCGGTCGAGGGGGTGTAGTCCCACACGCCGGAATCACTCTTGAACGTGGCCATGTCTGTCGCTCCGTGCTGGTGTCTGGTTAGATCGTCACCCCCGGGGCCGCGACCGTTTCGCGGCCCCGGGGTGCGGTTGAATCACGCCGTCGATCAGGCCGTCGCCATCCGGTAGGCGGCACGCTTGTCGCCCTTCGACACGCCGAAGTCGAAGTAGCCGCGAACCTGGATGCCGAGCGTGTCGAAGTCGGCTTCGGCCTGCTCGACGGTCGGCTGACGCTGGCCGTTGAGGAAAGCCACCTCCATCGTCGGCAGGTCGGCGGGGTTGGCGACGAGCCACCATGTGGTGGCACTCGACAGATACGCCGACGACACGACCTGGTACCGGCCGGCGAGCACGTTCGTGCTCGGGGCTGCACCGCTGGTGCCGTGAATGAGGGAAGATCCCATGAGTTCCGCGGCCGTGATTTCGAGCTCCGGCGGCACGAGCAGAAGAGCAGGAGTGATCCCGAGCGGGTTGTCGTCGGGATCCTTCAGCTTCCGGTAATCGCCGACCGCGGACTTCAGCGAACTGAGCGACAGAGCGTTGCCAGCCGCTGCGGTCCTCGCCTCGTAGGCCGTCGAATTGCTCGACTCGAACTCTGTCCAGAACACGCTGTTCAACTGCAGCGCCGCACCGCGGCCGAGACGCTGCGGCACCTGCGTCAACGCCCCCAGGTCGTCGTTGACGATGTCCTGCCTTGTGATGCTCGACATGCGCCCGTAGGTCTTCGCCTGGATCGTCCGCTTGTCATCTCCGGCGTCGGCAGATTTCAGCTTGCCGTCGTTGCCGACCTCCTCGAACTTGAAATCGCCGTCCAGCCGAAGACCGGTCGCCGCCTTGAAATCGCTCACCGGCCGGATCACGCTGATCTGATCCCAGATACTCTCGACCGCGGAGAACGACGCGAGCAAAAACTTCCCGTACGTCGCCGCGAGGAGGTCTGAGATGTCGTGCGTAGCGAACGCCGCCCGGAGCACCGGACGAACGCTGTCCGCCGACATGCGAGCACCGCCGTCGTATCCGTTCTGCCGAGCCGCAGTCAGGAGGATGTCCTGGAGGCCGATCGTGCGAGCCCGCTTGTGGGCGGCTTCCAGGACCGGCTCCGAGAACGCCTTCTCGATCCGCGGCAGCCCGCCGACCATGCACGCGGCAGCCTGGATGACCTGCCACACGTTCACGGCTGGCTTCGTCGGAGCGTGAATCACCGGCCCGCGCGAAGCGCGGACGGTGGCGAGAACCTCCTTCTGTACCTCCGCCTTGACCTCCGCGACGATCTCGGCGCGCATCGCCTGGAGATCGACCGCGGTGGCCGCGGAGGCCATGTCCTGCGGGCCGGTGGGCATGTCGTGCTCCGTCGCCTGAGCGCCGGTCGGCATCTCTTCGGCCTTCATTTTCTCGTCTTCGTTCATCGTTTCCTCCCCCGCCGAGGCGGTGATGGTCACGGCGGTCGCTGCGTCCGCCCCGAGGGTGACGAAAGACAACTCGCGCAGCAGCGAGCGTTTGACGACACGGAACGGACCCTCGAAGGCCCGACCGTTTACGGTTGCGGTCTGCCCGGCGGGCACGACCTCGTGATCGAACACGTCCGCTCCGACGCTGGCCTGCCAGCGGTATCCGGCGTCCCCGAGTGCGACGACCTGACGAGCGGTGTCGGTGTCGGCGAGGATCGCACCGTCGACGGCCAGCCCGCCGCCGTCGACTCGTGCGGTTCCCTGACCGAGCACGGACTCAATCCGGTAGTCGTGCTCGGCGACGATCGGCACCACGCCCGGGATCTCCATCCCGGCGAGGTCAATCACGACCGGTTCGCGGCTCCACGCCTGGCGGATCAGCCCGCCGGTATAGCCAGCCATGGCGAATCGCGGCGTTCGCGATGCGTCGCCGGCAGCAGCTTGAAGCCACTCGACGCCGGCGGTGATACGGAGTGCATCACTCATCGTCACCTCCGCGCAATGCGTTGACCGGCTCCGCCTGCGGAACGACGACCTGCGACGGCCGGTCACCCAGGGACAGGCCGAGGGAATCCATGAGCTGCCGCTCCGCGGCGATCTTCTGGAGCTCGACCGTCACGTCCTTGCCGCGACGCGCATACTCGTCGGTCAAAGACGTGGTGAGGGTGGCAAGCTGCGTCTCGACCGCGTTCGCTTCCTTGACGGGGTCGATGTGTTCACGGCCGTCCCACACCCACGACCAGTTCCACTCCGACACCGGCCGCAGGCCGGCGGGGATGAACCCGGGGATCAGAGCCGCTTCGTCGAGCCACGCACGGAGCATGTGGTCAAGCCACACCCGCTCCAGTTCGTCGCGCTCGACGCGAACGTTTTGCGCGTGGAGTTGGCCGTCAAGCCGCGCGGAGGAGTAGTTGTAGGACGAGGCGTCGAACGCCCCGAGGTGATACGGGAGGTTCACTCCTCGCGTGATCTCACCGACAATTGTGCGAGTGAACGCTTGGTGACTGTTCGTCGGCTGCTCGGCCTTGAGTTGGCTGACGTCCCACCCCTCGGGCAGCGTGGTCAGCGTCCCCTTCTCGATCTCGATAGCGGCGAACGGGTCCACCTCGTCGACCGTGGCGGCCGGGGAGTTGGAGTGGACGAACGCCGCCAAGTCGGCCGCGATCTCCGCGGCACGGATCACCGCCTCGGTGTACCGGCGAAGGTTGGCCCCGAGCCGCAGGCACGGAGTCAACTCCGACAGGCCGCGACTCTGGCCAGGCCGAGTCGGACGGAACCAGTGGATCACCCGGTCCGCGTCGTAGCGGTCCGCAGTCAGCGAATCGAATTGGTAGTTGGCCCCGGGGTGTGACCGGAGAACGTGGTAGGCGATCACGTTGCCGTTGGAGTCGAACTCCAGCCCGTCAGCGATCGAGCCGTCGGGATAGATGCTGTCGTCGTACTGGTACGAAGGCGTCGCCACCTGATCGGCCTCGATCAGCCGCAGGTCGAGTTGGACGCCAGACGGGTCGAGCCGCTCATTCGTGAACAGGAGTGCGAACGCTTCGCCGTCGACGACACGGCTTTCGGTCGCCGTCCGCAACTTGCCAGCGAGCCGCACCGACCACGACCAATCGAACCAGCGGCGAGAGAGGAGCCGATCGGCCTCGACACTGCCGGTTTCCGGCAGCCACCGCGGCCCGGTGCCGATGAGGTCGTTGCTCTTCGTGGTGCAAATCCCGTGGAAATACGACGAGTTCGCCCGCTCGTACCTCGCCCGGTTGCGAATCGTCCGCCGGATCTCGGGGGCAAGCGCAGCGTTGGCCGACAGGGCGTCGGCGTTGGCCCAGTGCCGAGAATCGTCGGTCGACGTGGCGGCGTCGAACCGGGCACGAACACGCTGCTGAACCACCGTCACCTGCCGAGGCGCACGGGTGGCCGCAGCCTTGAGGCTGGACAGGAGGTTGCCGAGGCTCCACGCCATTTCACACGCTCCCCGGGGGCTTCAGCGTGTTGAACCGCAGCCCGCGGTGGGTGCGGTTTGGCGATGCCGAGACGGCATCACGCGAGGCGACGTACTTGTCCGCCTCGATCAGATCGGGCAGGGGATGGGCCTGGACCTCGCCGGCGTCCGTGCGGACGCGCTGCGGGCCTTGAGCCGATTCCTCGATCTTGGATGCGATGTCGTCGGGCATGATGCCGACGCTACGCAGTTACACCGCGATCACAAAGGGGGTGTGGCTCAGCGGTTCGCGCGCTTGACCACGATCCGCTTTCGGCCGCCGGCTGCCGCCGGGGCCTCCACCTTCCTTCGCACCCGACCGCCGGCCTCCGACGATGCCGGAGTCACACCCGAGATGGATGCCGCACACGCGGCACCGACGAGGCAGTCCCACCAGTGATTCTCGCCGAGGCCCTTCCGCCACACGTCGACGCGGCGGCCGGTCGTCTTCGACTCCTCGGAAACGGGGTACTCGCTGGTGAGGTGCTCGAGGAGCAGGTCATGCTCGCCGGCGTGAATCGTGATCGCCTCTGGATCGCCGACCGGCAGCTTGAGCCGCGCCGCCGTGAACGTCTTCCACCAGTTGGCGTCGACCGTGACGCCGCGTTGCTTCGCCTCACCGATCGACCCGACGACCCAGTTGAGCCCCACTTGATCGCCGCGGTTCCGCCGGCCTTCGAGCGGTTTCGATGAGGCACCGATTCCCTTGCCGAGCGACGGGAGGACGATTGAGGCGAACGGGGTCTGTCGGGCGAAGTTCCGCACGACGGTCGTGGACTTGCCCCATGCGGAGTCGACGAGGAGACGGGAGATCCGCAGTTTCGCCCCGTCCTCCCGCGTCCACTCGCGGCCGAGGAGGATCGGCATCAGCGCGTCGAGCCCGGAGCGGATGGCACCCTCTAGGGCCACGCCGCCTGCTGCCATCGAGAGAGTCCGTTTCGCGGTCTGCGCCTCGAAGAAGGTCGAGCCCTGGTCCGGGAACG